CACATGATGTAAACGCTGTTAAAGAAGGCCGTGAACCACTTGCCTGACGTCGTCGCCTTGTATTGATAGAAACTGATGGTCGCTTCCCTGCCAAGGTAGCGTCCAAGAGACCCGTTGGGGTAAATCACTGTTACGTTCTCTTCCAATGCCTTCTCAAAGATCGAGATGATGCGCGAATGCTCGTTCGGATGAAAGTTCATCAATGTCATCGTTTTCTGAATATGAGAAAGGAAGGGATTACAATGTCCGTCAAAACTAGGGAAATCTCCTGTAAACCCGCCGCGACACGTTGGGTCGCTAAAGATAGTTACGAGTTTTTCTGCGATCTTGCGACCATTCTTCGCGAAAGCATACGGGCCGGATATCGTGCCATTTGATGTCACTTCTCCGTCCCCCTCAGTCCCAGGCTTCGTATGCGCCCTGGACATGGGCAAGTAAAAGCATGCCATCTCTTTGAGGGAGCCCGGCGACATGGTGGTGATGAACCGCGCTTTGGCGGACATGACACCCGGTGTGTCTCCAGTGCTCTCCTTCATGATGTACGCTTCTGCTTTCACGAAAGCGACGCCACTTGATACTTTGTGTTTGTGAGTGCCTTTGCCGTCCGCGCCTGCAACGAAGTTATCTCTTGTGGACTTCTTCGTGCAGTGGTTGAGGATGTCCTCATAGGATGCGGGGGTCAGGTACTTCGTGTATTTGCCTGCTCCATTTGCCGGAGTGGTTCGTACAATCAAAAGCTCTTCATCCTTTTGTCGTTGGCACATTGCACGGTACCTACAGTAAGAACAAAGTCGGGTGGCGTCGATCTGTGCTTGCGCGGCTGAACCAGCAGCCGCGCCACCAGCAGAGTGTTCACACTTGCAGAGATCCTCCTCTTTTGCGGGAAGTTCGTCGGCGTGTTCATCTCTTCTGGTCTCGAGCATATTGAGGTGCCCATGTTGAAACGGGCTTCCTCGGGCCAGACGGGCTCCCGACCCATCAGTCAGGAGCGAATCCGGCCGTCCAAAATAATCAAGGAACTCTTCAGTATATTTCTGTATCCGTAAAGTATCCGCCTTGCTCATCTTTGCCATATTGCGAACTACAGAGTTTTGAGGTCCAAACGCTCTGATTTCAGCGGCTGAAGCACCATTACCGCGGCTTTGAAGCGGCACTGTGACACCCGAAATGATGGGTGTACAGCATGGTGTGAGCGCTGGTGGTCGGTCAATAAGATAAGCGGTGAATTCGGAAATCACTGATTGCTGGCTCGGTGAATCTCTGAGTCTCTCCTCGAGGTCTACCGCGGGTAGCGCCTCGGCCAGGCGGCCCAGGTGGTC